CCAAGACCATCAATGGTGCCCTCAGCTAGGGCTTGGCACAAGTCGCGTGGCATGAGATCAGTCGCGGCAGTTAGATCAGCAGAGCGGAAGATGAACTCGTTGGGTAGGGGGTGATTCCTCTCCAATAGTTCAACAAACTCCTCTCGCTGGTCTTCAAGTTTGAGAGCCGGAGCTACTGCTGGGTCCCTTGCAAGGAGATCCAATAGTAGTGTGTTCCAAGATTGGAGTGCATAGACAAAAGCACCAGGTGCCTTTGTGACTATGCGAATCTTGCAACCACGCTCAAAGATGGGAAGGGCCTCAACAACCAAGTTGTCGAGGTCCAGTGCGTCAAATGCAGCTTCATGAATGAAGCACATCTCACGCACCACTTCCCACTCGTCGAGCCCGATCCCAAACTCCTCGGCGTACCGAGGCAGCCATTGATACATGATCTCACCCATGGTCGACCAAGGAGTTCCTTCCTCTAAGGCGTGTTCCGTATACGCCTCAAAGGGAAGCCTGAGCTCCTTGGGGACACAAGATTCGAGTTTCCGGTCTCCGAGAGTGGACTCTCTGAATCGATTTGCCAAGTCTCGGAGGTAGCCAAACTGGCCACCCCCTCGACGTGACATCTCGATACAGGATGATCGTCCGAACCTAAACCGTGGTTTAGGTTCTCCACCATCCTTCAGAAGGCGCAGGATAAGGCGACTTGTGAAGGAGCGGGCGGAACTCAGGTCTGCGTCGGAACACGTAAATGTAGAGGTCAGGTTCACCCTGTGCTTCTTCATAACGGTTTCGGCGTAGGCCGCCGGCGGCTTCGGGAGCGCACGGGCTGCTCTGCTCAGTTGAAAAAGACACTGAGTGAGCGTTTTCCCATGCAACCCCCGAAGCGAGAGACTTCCGACTAAGTAACGGGTAACCACCCCTTGCTTTACGGGAGCCTCGCCGGTCAGAGACCATGCGCGGAGTTCGCTCAAGGAGGACTTAATGGCCGTGGCCATAGTCACCTGACCACGAGTGTGAGCACAAGTGCGCACGTACGTCCAGAGGGAGGTGAGCCCGCGTAGAGCGTGCGCCCACCGTCCCACAGGACGTCTCGTTGTCAGAGGGAGCCAGGCGTTGACGGGGTATCCAGACTGGATAGCCCTCCATAACGCTAGGCAGGTCCCTTGAGAAAACTCTTCTCTTTCGAGACTGCTACTTTCTTCTTGGTGCGGGCGCTTCCCACTGGGGTAACCCGGCGGAAGCGGCACCTGTCGTGGCGGCTCCTTACGGAGGCGTCCACGACAACCTGCACTAGAAACTTCACAATGAAAC